CGCGTTATGGGCGCGGCAGATTATGCATTCCTTCGGATGCATGGGTTGCATCCTCGCGGCGGCATTATCTCTCGGCTGCAAGGCGATGAGCGCGGCTGTGGCGAGCTTAAACTTGCCAAACTTCAAGCCGTAGCCGCTGGCATGGGTCAGGCTTGGCCGGTGTTTGCTGGGAATTCAATAATGTTTGACGATTCCGCCGAGGTTCAAAAAATCGTTGGCGGCGCTGGATTGCGTGTTATCAATCCTGTACAATACAACTTCACAATGCAAAAGGTAGGCTAAACTATGACTATTCAAACTAACACCATTCTGGTGCTCGACACTGAAACTTGCGACCTTCAGGGCCATGTCTATGATGTGGGCTATACCATCGCTAACAAGCGCGGCGAGATTGTGTTAACCCGCAATTGGTTGGTGCAAGAAATATTCACCGACGCCAGCAAAATGATGGGCGCTTTCTATGCTCGCAAATTGTTTAGCCATTATGCCCCAATGCTGGGACGCGGCGAGGTTGAATTGGTGCCTTGGAATGATATTGTGGCGATAATGCGCGGCGACATTGCCGAGCATGGCGTTAACATTCTGGCGGCCTATAATCTCGGCTTTGATCGTCGCGTCATGCGTCAGACTCATGGGCTATTAGGTGACGGCTCGCCTATCTTCGGCGCTGGCACTAAGCAGCTCGATCTGTGGCAATTTGCTTGCGAAACCAAACTCTCGCAAAAGGCATACAAGCGAATTGCGGAGGAAAATGGTTGGGTATCTTCCGCTGGTAACATCAAGACGGGCGCGGAATTTGCCTACCGCTTTTGCTCTGGCGACTTCGGATTTATCGAAGACCATACGGCTTTGTCCGATGCACTTATCGAAACCAAAATCATGGCGGATTGTTTTGCGACCAAGCGAAAAATTCCCTATGGGATTGTGAATGGTTCCCCTTGGCGGATTGTCAATAAAAAAGCGTCGGGTAGCGACCCCGACATTCACGGCTCAAAGGTAGCCGGTAACTAAACCACTAAGGGGCGGAAACGCCCCACCATTTTTATTAAGGGGCGACCATGAAAGGATCAATCATAATTGCAAAAATCTATCTGGCCTATTCTATCCTCACCGATGGCATTATCTGGGGAGGCGCTTTCTGGTATTTTCTTGGTGGGTGATGTTCCACGTGGAACAGGCACCGTCAGCAACGCGCTCGATGGTGCTTGACAACAAATTTTTGGCGCGGGGGCGCCAGTAGTAGTGCGACGACGAAGTACAAAAGTGTACCCTGCGCCAGACTAAGTGCAAAAGCTAGCAATGTCAAGTCTTTTTTGCGGGTGTGGGCAAAATTGTTTGAGATTGCAAAGGTCTTCCTGCGCCAGTAGTAGTACGACGATGACCCCGCAGAGGTACCCAGGCGCCGCCGCCCCTTAGTACAACTGTTAGCATGTGGGGCGGGCGCCATTGTACGCGCAACGCAGTGCAAAGTCAAGTGTTTTTGCGGGGTTTGCGCAAATTAATTGCATATTGACAAGTCTTGTGCAGACGTGAGATAATTGTAGAAAACCCCGCAACGGGTGCGATAATTGTAGAAAATTTTAGACAATTGTAGAAAATAAATCTTGACAGAAAAACCCCGCGCGGCGCGCCCCGGAGGTAGGTTGCGTTGGCTTGAACAAAAAAACTTCTTGACATAGATTGCAGGACACAGTATAATGGTTACATTAAATAGGAGAAGATACACATGGAATACAAGTACGTTAGCTTTGACATCGCGGACCAATCATTTAGTTTTTACACGGCTATGGACTGGCACAACCTTATTGCGGAAGCAAAAGAAGAACTAGTTCGTAGCTTTGGCGAAGAGTACTGGGCCGACGCTACATTAGAAGAGCTACTGGAAGGCATGTATGGCGACGAATTCTTTTGGGAAGAGATAGTATAAAGTTCTTGACTTATTTTGCAGTACCCAGTATAATAGTTACATAATTTAGGAGAAGTAGATGACCCCATTAGAACAGCAACAAGCCCGACTTAATCAACTCGTCATGTCCGAAGACTTTGGGCCTGTAGCAGTGATATTAGAAGGACGAGACACTGCGGGTAAGTCATCTACTATTCGTGAGGCTACTCACTATCTGCCTATGAATAAGTTTAGCGTCCAGCTGTCTGCCAAGCCTAGTAAAGAAACTATGGATAATTGGCTGGGCTACTGGAAAACAAAGATGCCTTCTGGCCCTCAGATGGTATTCTATGATCGCTCTTGGTACTCCCGAGCTATGGTTCAAAAGATCAATGGCTGGTGCACAGATGAGCAGTACAAAATCTTCATGGAAACGGTAGAGGCATGGGAAATCTGCCAGCCTGTTCACATGATTAAATTTTGGCTGTCTATCAGCGAAGAAGAGCAGGCTGCCAGGATTCACGAGAGAAAGCACTCTCCATTGAAGTTCTGGAAACTGTCTCCCAATGATGAGAAAGCACTATCCTACTACGATCAGATGACTCTGCTTAAAGAGCGTGTAATAACCCGAGGGGACTGGCATACGATTGATTATAACAAGAAAGCATCAGGCAAGCTAGCTCTTATTACTAAGCTGTGCGATGTGCTGGAACAGAAGTACGAGGGATAAGTTTGGGAAAAGTAGTAGAAAACCATAATCTACAAATTGCATCACAAGTTGTACACATGGTCGCAGCCTACTTCGATTTAGATGTAGAAGTGCATCTAATAGTAGGAAACCTAGGAGATAGCTGGGCTGAGACCATATGCTACTGTGAGGGATTTGGTGAGATTGAGTTCGATAAAGAGTTTATTAGTAACGCAAGTCGAGACGAAGTAATAACTGTAACAGCGCATGAAATGGTGCATATTAAACAGTATGAGTGTGACGGACTTATGTTGTCAGAAAAAGCAGCATATTTCAAAGGAAAGAAGTGGAAGGGTGAGTATTGGTTCTCTCCCTGGGAAGTAGAAGCAAGGGGTTATGAACAAGCATTTTTACATTTCTTTGACCAACTTCAAGAAAATTTTTCTTGACTTTCAAGCCCCGAACCACTATAATAGATTCATAAAATAAAGAAACAAACAAAATTTAAGGAAAATTCAATGAGCGACTTTACCGCAAAACCATCAAGCAACTACACCGAGGACATGATCTCTATGATGGAAGAGATGTATACCAATGCTCCTTCACGAGCAACCGCAGAAGCCCTAGCTGCAGAGTTTGACAAGCCAGTACGCAGCATTATTGCTAAGCTGTCAAGCATGGGTATCTACAAAGCTGAAGCACGAGTAACCAAGCAAGGTACTCCAGTGGTTCGCAAAGAAGAGCTAGTAGCTCAGATTCAGGCATCAGTTGGTGTGGAAGTACCTACTCTTGCCAAAGCTACCAAAGCTGATTTGCAAACGCTTTTATCTGCAATCTCAGTAGTAGCAGTTCAGTAATTCGATGAAGCTAAAGTAGGATTGAGTGGACGGGGGTTCGATTCCCCCCTCCTCCACCACGATGGGGGAGTCAGGTTTCGACAAGCAATCTCAGGTTAGTGGAGAATCGTCAACAGTACCGGATCAAAGACGTTAACAACACTCCGGAAATAAACTAAACGCAAACGATGACGTTTATCAACTAGCTGCATAAGCTAGCGGGGAGAGCCTTTCGCCTTGTTACCCAAAGGAGAGGCACTTAGTAAGCATACTGAGGTTTTGGCTAGTACCATGTAATCAGTATCCTTAGTATGTTTTCTAAGTATTATAACGAAAAAGATTTGACACAGAATGCGTAACCTTGTATAATATACGCATATTACGGAGAAATGAATGACAAATTCACAGTTTGATTTATTCATCATGCACAGCGGCATGATGCAAGAAGGACTAAAATCAGAAGAAGCACTTGCTTTTATCTTGAAGACAAAATTATCAACGGCTAAAGATATTGCTTGGTTGGTCGAACATCGAGCAATGAGCGCAGCCGCAGCGTCAGTAGCAAAGGAGGCAGTGAATGGCTAAACGATTAGCACAAGTACAGCACGAGCCTGGGCCACCTAAAAAGTCCAGCTCTAGTGGTAAACCTAACATGGTGAAGTTTTCTTCTATGAACAAGCATAAGAAGCGTTCGTACAAGAAGTACCGAGGCCAAGGACGGTAAAGTTTTAGGTGGGTGGTGTAATGATAACACGTCGATTTCCAAAATCGAAATTTGCAGTTTAATTCTGTGCCCACCTGCCAAAAAATAGTTCTTGACGAACATGTTATATTTCGATATAATATACGCTCAATTCAAGGGAAGCCAGGGACTCTGAGAGGGGTACCACTCATACGAGATAAGGCAGTAAAGATGCAGTGAAGGCCGCTCCTGGCTGCAGCCCTTCCTATCCACGGAGGATGGCCGTGGAGGTTTGCTCTACCGAAGAGCCGTTGCTTTGCTATTAAGATATCGTCAATTGCGTAATATAGCTCCTGGACCTCGGGTTATGAGTCACAGCTCGCTGAACTACCCCAATCAGACGAGTGGGAGAGGTTGCAACCTAGTGTCACCTCTGCTAAGTGGAAAGACGGAGGCAGCCACTTACCCTTGTTAGTGTGAAAATCCTCAGATGAGAAATTGTCTGGGGATTTTTTTATGCGTGTTCAAAAAAATTTCTTGACAAAATTTCGTATGTCCAGTATAATAGATGGTTCATAAGGAGAAATTCTATGGCACAAATAATTCAATTCCCTGAACGCAAAGAAAAAGTACAACTAGAAAAACAAATGGAGGAAATGCAGGAGTCACTAACTGAGCTTTATGAAGCTATCAGAAGAATAGATCAAGGATTCCAAGCAATTCAACAAAACACTTTAGAGTTAGAAGACTCTTACCAAGAACTAATACAGCTCTATGCCGAGATTGTTGGCCCAGAGAATGTAGAAGTGAAATGGCTAGAGTTCTGCACTTTTGTTTCTATGATTCAAGGCGCTGACGGAGAAGTAGAAATATCATTCACACCACCAGAAGATGGAGAAGACTTATAATGGCAAAGCAAGATAATTACTTTTTGTTGGATGCACTCGCACAAAGACTGGAAGGCGAAGTAGCAGTACACAAAGCAAACATTAGAGTGTACATGCAATCGGCAACGGGGATAGGCGAACACCCACAACTCATTGAAGCTATTGAAGCAGAAGTAGCAAAGCTGGCGGAAAGCCAAGAAAAATTGGACACTATTGATAGGCATTTTCAGGTATGAACTACACAGAAGACCAAACTAAGTATATGATTGATGAATATACTAGTAAGCCAACTACTATTACAGTTGAGCGGTTGGCTTCAGAACTCGAGAAGAGTAAAAAATCTATTATCGGAAAGCTCAGTAGAGAAGGAGTGTATCGCCGCTCTGTCTACAAGACAAAATCAGGCGATCAACCTATAACCAAAGAAGAAATGGTGAGAGAGCTGGAAGACGCGTTAGGCTTCAATTTAGAAGCCTTAGCGGGGTTGGAGAAAGCCCCAAAGAACGTACTAAAACTATTAAAGGACAATTTATGTATTACATAATTCTCGGGGCCGTAGCGGGGTTAGCAATTGGATACCTTCAAGTGGAGTTAATACAGTGCGCTATCTAAGAGAGCCTTATCTAGTAGGTACTTACTCTAGTGAAAATAAACAGATTAAACTCTATGAACACTATGAGAACCACGGCGACGAAGAGATCAAGTTCTACAAATTAATCACAATTGAGAAAGATTTACAAAAGTATCCAACTCAAACAGGTGCAATACAACGAATAAAGCGGTTACTCGCTTAAAAATTTTGATCGCGATTGGGCGAAATTAGAACGGATTTTTAGTTAGGGTAGAATAAGAATTGTTTAGCGCGGGGTTATTTGATTTATCCGGGAATTACAGAGTTGATTAAATTACATACTTTGTAATGATAAATGCGGGGATTAGTTGTTACTTGATATCACTTTCAATAATCTTATGGGTTTGGAGATGGAATCTCCCTTAATTCCGATTCCACTCCAATCGCATAAAAATTTCAAACTATCTCGCAACAACGAGTAGTATGAAATCGTAAAGCAATCTTATTGAGTATCAATTTTAATAAATTATATCACAGTTTTTGGCATAAGAAAAGTACTATTTTTGGAAGGTCAGAAGAAAATAAATGTTGACTTCGTTAACACAAACTAAAAAAAGTTTTAGGAGAGATCATGTTAGTATACATTCCAACCTTTGAACCCAAGAATGGAGAGACAGAGGTAATTCAAATTCACGACTACGATACTTGGAGTATGGACCATACGTTATCTCGTATCATATATCCAATGCTAGTAAAATTCAAGGCAGATGCATTGTCCTTTCCTACAACTCTAGAGCAGAGCGATGTTCCCGATTTTCTACAATTGAAAGAAGATTTGACGGAGGAAGAGGAGTTTGACATCTATGAAAAACAGTGGGAGTGGGTATTGAGTGAAATGATCTATGCCTTTGACCTTTTTCGAAACGACTTCCAGGATGGCTATCCAAACTCTGAGGAAAACAAAAGAATGCAGAATGGTTTCGAATTATTTGGAAAATACTTTACACACCTTTGGAGGTAACAATGAACAAAGCAGTAGAAGACATACTCGACTACGCGGAAAGAATGGATCTCACAGCTTTAGAGATATCAGTATTGAATCTAAAGCTACAAGATCTACGACGAGAGATAGAGCCTAAACTTGATCTTGCTCAAGCGATTCACGAATTGCGAGTAGACATGGATCAGTTCATTTACAAAGACGGAGCTTTATTTGCACCTGAAAAAGAGTATTATCAGATCATGCAAAACTTAGAGAACCTCTTACATAGAATATACGGAGAAGTGTATGAAAGTTGAACAATATACAGAGAATGAAGATGGGTCAGCAACCTTAGTAGTTGATCTGACCCCAGAAGAGACTGCAGTGCTGCTTGAGAGTGCTATAATAGAGGCTATTAAAGAGTATATTGATAGGAAGGAAAGAGAGGCTCCGGCAGAGACTTCTAAACGAGGTAATTTACCGAGTAACTCTTTTGAACTGTAGATAGTTGACCGTTACGGTCGTATATAGTAGTAACATAGTGATCTTGATTAATTTTGTGTGTACCATCGCCTGCCTTCGAGACGGTGGTAACCACATCATGTTGAACTCTAGAGGTATACCCCGCATTGCCCACTACAGGGGCAACAGCACTGATTTCCATATTCTCACTCCCACGTTTTAATATTCTTGCCGACCTTAAACCTGCCATAGGGGTTACGGCCTTCAAACTCTGAAGATGTTTCATACCCTACCCCAGCATCCACATACCAAGTATTCTTTTCTACTCTTAATCCTGTCCACACAATATCTGTAGACGTTTCGCTTCGATCATTAAATGGAGTACCATTTGGAATACTGGAAATATGTTCAAATTCTCCATACCATGTGCATCCCTGCAGTATTGCTACTACAGGAAGTATTTTAACTATTGGATTCATTTTCTAAATCCTCCTCTTTTATTCCACACCAATTACAGGGGTATCCCTTCTCTGTAGAAATTATATCGGCCTCACTCCTACACCAGTGTTCCCAGAACTCTGAAGCAGGAGGAAAACCATCGTCCCATCCTAGACCCATTACTCTCCCCAGTTTACGTCGAGTTCGACTGAGAAAATAAGCCAGGCAAAATTTATAGTAAGTCCTTTATTGAAAGAAAGTCGGTACTTTTCTATCTGTAAATTGGGTAATACCCAGATAGTCCAACTTCTTTCGGTTAGGTCGTTTACATACCAATCAACTGCTGTTGTTACATTCTTAAACATCTAATATCTCCTTTAAATTAGGAGGAAAGTAGTCGGGCCCTTTTAATACTTTTCCATCTTCACGATAGATAGGTCTACCACCTTCCCCCAGCTTTGACATATTGCTTTCGTGTACTTCGAGAAAGCATTCATCTAGATCAATTCCAAAAGCGTGACCTGCTCCATAGACTACATAGAGTAGGTCGGTGAGTGCATCTGCTATCTCTACAATATCATCATTGTCGAAAGCCATCTTTAATTCTTCTAGCTCTTCGTCAATCAGATCATATCGTAACTGCTGCGTTCCTGAGTCTCGAAGAGTAGGTTCGTTATGTACCTCTTGTCCAAAAGACTCCATAAAATCTCCAACTGATTCAAAGTTAGATTCTATTCTTGTTCTCATTCCTTTGCCTTTTCTGTTCTCGTATTCGTGCAGCTTGCTTTGCTTTATTGCGTTTAGCACTTGGTTTAGTATAGTGCTGTTTCTCTTTTAACTCTGCTAGATCTTCTTTTGTACTTCTTTTCAGAATTCTAAGGGCACTGGTTATATTGTTATTGCGGACTGCTACTCTCATTAACAATCCGGATCAAAATCAGACCATTCGTCCATCTCGCTAGGTTCATGGTAGTAATCATCGTCGAAATCAAGTTCCGGCACTTCCAATTCTAGTTCGAGTTGTTCAAACAGTTCTTCTGCATTTAGTTTATTTCTGGGCATTATTGTTCCTCTTAAATACCCAACCTCGGTCTCTTAAATACTTTGCTTGCTTTACACAGGCGTTATAGCTTCGGTCAGGAAATAATGTCTCTAAGCGATCTCTATCGCTGCTATGGTAGGTATCTGACAGCAGTACTCTTTCTTCGTGAGACCACGGTCGTTTAGTGTATTGTTTCATAGTTCTTCCAATTACAAGTATAATTATAGTAGATACAACTTCGAATGTCAAGTATTATTTTTATATGTTCCAAGCTAACACATAAAAAATATTCCTTGACATTTTATTTGAATTCGATTATAATATCCGTTGAATCTGAATATAAGTAAAACCAAGTTGGCTAAGGAGCTTCTATATGCTTACCCCCGAAGTTATAATGTTGTTCTTTATTTGCGTTGCTGGATGTGGGTACACCAGCTTCAAGATAGGACACCAAAAAGGCATCGAGGCAGCACTAGATTTTCTGCACGCCACTGGTAGAATTGATCTGGAAAAGGATGAGATATTTTATGAGTAAAGTAACAGGAACACATCTAGGCTGCTTGGTAATGATTACTTATTTTGCATTACAGATTCTAAGGCCGGAGCACCTTATATAACGCCCAAGTGGAGACTGAAGTGAAATACATTAAGTATACGATGGAAGATATTGCCTGCGATGGCATTCTATGTGACTTCATTGGTGCCATGATGGTACTATTTGGAACCTTAGGGGTAATTGCAGTAGCATGATCGGGGCGGGGTCTAACAGGCCCCGTTTTTAGTGGAAGAAAGAAAATGGCATTAGGATTTTTAAAAGAACTGGTTGGACCAGTAAGCGGTCTAGTATCAGAATTTATTGTAGACAAGGATGAAGCAAACAGGCTTGCGCATGAGATTGCGACCCTTGCAGAAAAACAGCACCATGCCGAAGTTATGGCACAGGTGGAAGTAAACAAAACAGAAGCAGCACACAAGTCATTGTTTGTGGCAGGCTGGCGCCCTGCGATTGGCTGGATCTGCGGCCTAGGTATGTTGTCGAATTTTATTATCGTACCCATGACTAACTTTGGATTGGCTCTTGCGGGAAGCCCTGTAGTGGTACCTCTAATAGAGCTGGAAACAATGATGCCAGTATTATTAGGTATGCTAGGACTGGGTGGAATGCGTTCATATGAAAAGGCAAAAGGAATTGCCAGAGAAAAATGAAGCGGAGAACATTAATGAAACTAGAAGAAAAACTATATAAACAGCAACAAGATTTGTTAAATCAAAGAGATGTAATCAGTAACCAACAGAAGAAAATGGCTCAAATGATGGAGGCGGAAGCCCCTTTATTTAAGGATGTCTGCCCCAACTGTGGGGGTGAAGGCTGTACTTGTGCTAGATGGAATTGGTATGGAGAAGCGGATGGTATTAATAACAACCTATAGAAAAATTTATAAAGTTATGAAATCCGGAAGGATTTATAAAGTTTGGAATAAGCAAGAAAAGATACGAAAGGAGCAGAAGGCAAATGAACACAGACAGAGTGTACGAACAGCTTAAGATTGACGAAGGAGTCAAGTATGAGATTTACAGGGACCATTTGGGGTATCCTACTTTTGGAGTCGGGCATTTAGTAACTCGCGATGACGACGAATACGGGCAAGAAATTGGAACGCAGGTTAGCGCCGAACGAGTACAGTCAGCATTTATGAATGATTTACATACTGCTGTGCGAGAGTGTCTGATTTTATATCGAGAGTCGTATTTTGAAGAGTGGCCTAGCGAAGTGCAAGAGATTCTAGTAAATATGATGTTTAACTTAGGCCGCCCTCGTTTGTCAAAGTTTAAAAAGATGCACGCAGCTCTCAATAATGAGGATTGGTGCGAGGCAGCAAAGGAGGGAAGGGATTCTCTTTGGTACCGACAAGTACCGACACGGGCCGAAAGACTCATGAAAAGATTAGAGGCGGTATAGTGGAAAAGATATTACAGTTTTTTATGAAGGGCTTCTATTCCTGGGAGTCAATTATGGACCTAAAGTATAACCCACTTAGATTTATTGGAGACATTAGTTTGCAATGTTACTATATGATGGTTCTTTCTATTATATGGTCAGCTACATTTAGTGCTCTGATTGCTGGTTGGGCGGGGTTGCTGCCTCTAATATTCGGGCATATCGCTGCAGTCTTTGCAACATATTTTACTTATTCTGTATTCTATGACGCACGAAAAGCCGGCAAAAGCTGGTTTATTGATGCAAATAGCATTTATATGCTTAAAAAGAATAAAGACTCACGAAGAAATATTTGCCAATGGAAACTAGACGTTGAGGCGTAGTTATGTATTTCTATGAAGAGGAATATACCATCAATAATGGTATAGGAGTGTTTCCCAGTATAATCTCTAAAGAAGATTGTCAATCAATTATTGATTTTTTTGAGGAGGCTGTCGAAGAGGGTTTGGGGCATGTAGGCTCTGTACATGGGGGGCCGAACACAAGTGTAAAAGATTCTATAGATCTTCAACTTATGCTGGATTCTGGTCTATTTAGTAAAAACTTTAAGTTTGCTTATAGACCAGAAAAGCAACTAAAGCTGGTTAACCTTATTTTAAATGCTATGCACGTTAGTTGCAATTTATATTGCGAATATTTATCTAATAGTCTACAAGTACTCAATCCTCTTAGTGTCGGCCCTCCGCTAAACCTAACTTCTTGTCAGGTACAAAAGTATCCTGAAGGTTCCTTGGGATACCCAGGATTACATATAGAGTCCTCTCCGTTTACCACAACTAGATTTCTTGCTCCTCTTTTATATTTAAACACAATTGAAAACGGAGGAGAAACAGAGGTACCGTATTTTGATACAAAAGTAAAGGCGATGGCGGGAACAATATTGGTACTACCCTGCGATATTCCCTACTATCATAGAGGGCTACCCGCTATCAATCAAGATAAATATGTAGTAACAAGCTGGCTCGAATATCCTTCTGAGGCCCAATTAACTGCTAGTGCTATGGAACACATAGCTGAACTTGAAAGAGATTATTTGATTGCAAGAAAAAAGATAGATACTCTGGCTGAAAATAACTCTTGACATATTAACCCACAGGTGTCATAATACACACTATGAATATTTTTGTACTTGACGAAGATTTAGATAAGTGTGCAGAGTACCATGTTGACAAGCATATCGTCAAGATGCCTCTAGAAGCAGCACAGATGCTCTGCACAAACCACTGGATAGATAAATATCTTGGATACATCCCACGAAAGCTCACCAGCGAAGAGTGGGCGGTTATCAAGGAAGCAAAGAAAAATCCTGTTAGGGACTTTCCTTATCTTCCCACTATGTACAACCACCCATGCACAATCTGGGCTAGAGCCTCCCTCGAAAACTACGAGTGGCTCTACTGCTATGCACTCGCTCTCAACGAAGAGTATAGATACCGATATGGTAAAGATCATAAGTCCGTGTGCGAAGTCATTATCCAACTACCTGATATCAGTCTACCCAGTACCGGTCTTACCACCTTTGCGCAAGCTATGCCAGACGAACTTAAGTCTGACGACGCCATTGCCAGCTACAGAGCCTTCTATCATAAGGATAAGGCCACATTTGCTAGCTGGAAATATCGTGAAAAGCCAGAGTGGTGGAGTGAAACAGAAGCAGATTACGAGGAAAGAATAACACGATGAAAGCAGCAATACTTATACTATTGATTATAGCCGGATGTTTCGGTTGTAAAAATTCTAATGTTTATAGTAGGGGAGAAACACCACCGTGGTATCTAGAGGATGATACCGACATTCACTGTTCAAACGTGTCCGAAGAAGAGACACAGGAGTGCTTTACCTAATGACAGCAAAACTTATTAGTTCATCAAGTCAATGCGTTGTAGAAGACATTGCCTTTGCAGCGAGAGTATCAAATCCTTCTAACCAGAATAATAGTGATACCGCAGAAAAATTAGTACGATATCTGATTCGAGAAGGCCACTGGTCTCCTCTAGAAATGGTATCTGCCACCATTGAAATTGAAACAACACGAGACATTGCACGACAAATGCTGCGTCATCGCTCTTTCTCCTTTCAGGAGTTTAGTCAGCGATATGCTATGCCTGAAGCATTGGGTACTCCTGTTTTCCGTGAAGCACGAGGCCAAGATCCTAAGAATCGACAGAATTCTGTACGACTTGAGGACGGACCAATCCATGCTGAGTGGTTAGTAAAGCAACGAAATGCTTGGGAGGCTGCTCGTACTGCCTACGATTGGGCAATCAAGCAGGGTATTGCTAAAGAGCAAGCTCGTGCTGTCATGCCCGAAGGAATAACTCCTTCACGACTATATATGGCAGGAACTATTCGTAGTTGGGTGCATTTTATTCAGCTACGGAGCGGAAATGGCACACAGCTAGAACATGCACGAATTGCAGTAGAGTGTGCAGAAGCACTAACAGAAATCTTTCCTATGATTACTGAGTTTGTAGACGGAGCGTATAATCCGTGAAGTTTACAATCTATGGAAAGCAAGACTGTGTGTTCTGCGATAAAGCAAGACGATTGCTGAAAAGTAAGAATCTTAGCTTTGATTATATGCAGCTTGACCGCGACTATACAATGGATGATTTATGGGCAAAGGTAAAGTTTACTACCTACCCACAAATTTTTATGGATGGCTACCACATTGGTGGATATGATAAACTTTATAAATATATAGAGAATCTATGACAGGAAAGAAATATGATGGAGAGAAGCCACAAATGTATTTGCTTCCTCCAAAAGCAATCACAGAGGTAGCAAAAGTATTGACCTTTGGCGCCTCTAAGTACGGGCCAGAGAACTGGAGAAAGTTAGATGATCTACAAAATAGGTACAGCAGTGCTGCTATGCGGCATATTTTTGCTCACCTCGACGGCAGTGTACTAGACGAAGAAAGTGATTTATCTCATTTAGCACACGCTATTTGTTGTTTATTATTCAAATTGGAGATAGAGTTAGAGAATGGCAAGGGTAAAAAAGAAGAGCTACGAAAATCTTACGGCAGGGAACATTCAGAGAGTTATAGAAGCGCTCGGCCAGGACTCACCTATAACCAAGAAAGAAGCCTGCGAAATGCTGAACATAGCATACAATACGACTCGTCTGACCCGAATTCTGGAGGACTTTGAGGAACAACAGGCATATGTAAAAAAGAGAAAGCAACATAATAGAGGTCGTCCTGCTTCCAAAGCAGAGATTCAGGATGCAGTGCTTTCTTATTTGCAGGGTGATAACATTAGTGATATTTCTAAGTCTATGTATCGTTCTGCGCTATTTATAAAGAATTTGTTAGAGCGCATAGGAGTGCCTCAAAGACCTGCTTCTCTTGATGAAAGAGTACAGAATGCCTATCTACCAGAAGAGTGTGTCTCAGATGACTTTGAGGTAGGAGAGAAAGTATGGTCAGCAGGGTATCATGCTCCAGCAGTTATAGAGAAAAGATTAGACGATAAAAAATACATAGAGTTGTATGGATGTCCGTGTTATTCTATTTATATCTTTGAGAAAGTAGACTCTTCCGAAAGTTTCTACTCAAATACTGAGTTAGGGGGCTTTTATGCCTACTCCCCTGCCTATGATTTAGGTAAGCTAGCGCACTTACAAGAGCATGGAGTAAATCTGGAACGTATATGATTTGGAAGATTTGGAAATATGCAATTGGGTCTTTTAATGATGAGACAACCCGAGAGTATGATAATCATGTAGCTATCATAAGAACAATAGTGGTATTTGTAAACTTTCTCACTTGTTTCTTTATTATGGCAAATGTAGTGCATAATTGGTGATTAATATGGGGTTTGCAGATAATGTATTAAAGGCTCTTTATGAGGATAATATACACATTACATATACTAGCCTCAACAGCGGTAGAGAGCTGGATGGAGTATATACTCTAAAAGGTGATAAAAGAATACAGCAACAAGACGCTTCCGACACTCTAGTGTGTTGGGACGTGAAAAATAACGTATGGCAGGACATTCGTAAAGAAACAATTACGACATGGATTCGAGTCATAGATTGGTAGACAAGGAGACTAAGCTAGGATTAAAGATAGGGCTGTACTTAGTTGCAGGTATATACCTACTCTCAATTCTACTAGTGTTATAATGGGAAAAGATATGGACGACAAAAAAGATGACGTTTATTACAGCGGTTGGTTCTACTGTTACCTCAGACGAGATAAGTTTAGATGGGCCGAATATATCGAGTTTTATAGACGACTTGACAAAAATATTTCTTGACAGAAATGTCAATATCAATTATAATAGTTGTCAATAAAGTTAAGGAATCCAATGGGCGACCGATTTTATCAACAGCAAATAGACAGTCTGGGCACTTGCCCCGGCTCCACCCGTAAACCGAAAAGGAAACGAAAAATGGCTTGGGACGACGACAAGAAAGCAGCGGTCATCAAAGATTACGAAGCTGCTGAGCCTACCCCTGAAACTTCAATGGAAATTGTCAAAGACATCGCAGATGAGTACGGCGAGTCACCAAACGGTGTTCGTATGGTTCTCAGTAAAGCCGGTGTATATGTAAAGAAAACTCCTGCCCCTTCGGGTAGTAGCTCTTCTGGTGGCGGTGGTGGCGGTGGTACTCGCGTATCAAAAGCTGCCGCTCAAGAAGCCCTCATCGCAGCAATCACTGACGCCGGTCAGGAAGTCGACGAAGATGTAGTATCTAAGTTGACTGGTAAGGCTGCTCAATACTTCACTACGGTACTTACCTCAGTAGCTAACTAATCTCAGGGGCTTCGGCCCCTCCTTCCTCCTTCTAGTGGCACAGTAAAATACTTTTTGCTAACCTACTATTTAAGGAGATTTTGTGAAAAAAGAGGACTTAGCAAAGCTAGTAACTGAGTACGGTGATGCGATCATCACATATCGAAGTGAAAACTCTAAAAAACTAAAATACAACGTATGTACTTTAGATTTTAGCACTCCATACATTCAGACAAAAACAAACCGGGCAAAGGGGTCTGACAGGACTCTTTTGCTTTTTTGTTGGGATACTGACTCGTATAGACTGCTTAAACCAGAAAATGTAACAAGCGTTGTGCCTCTTTCGTCAATTCTACGCAACGGGAAGTAGTTATGGAACTACATGAAGCCCCTGCGGTATATGAAAAAATCATACACTATGATGAAGCGAAAGAGATACAAGTACGTCTTGTTGTCAGTACTTTTCGGGGCATAGAATATCTACACCTTAGAAAGTACTACTTAGATTTTACCGAAGAATGGAAGCCAACACCGGAAGGTGTAGCTATGCAACTCGACTTCAATAACTCCCGAGAACTATTTTCTGGACTTATCGAGATCCTCTCTCTTGCAGAATCAAAGTCTATTTTAGAGGAATATTTCAAAGATTATTTAGACGAGATCTATAAATAATACTTTACTTTTTCTTCTGAATCCCGTATAATATATGTTCATTCAGTGGAGAAATACATGCAATTTTTGGAGAAAGCCGCAGCCGCTTACTATGCAGGAGCCCCCATCATTTCTGATGAGGAGTTTGATGCACTGTCAAGCGAGTATGGCTATGACTCTATAGGACATAGGATTACTGATGGTATACCCCACCATTTTCCTATGTACTCATTGCAGAAGTATTTCTCTCTGGAAGATGCCGGCCCTTTGGTGCCGGAGTATATCAGCTCTCCAAAACTGGACGGTGCCGCAGTATCTATTCTATATGTATCTGGTCAATATGCTATGGGTCTAACCCGTGGTGATGGCAAGATGGGTAGAGACATTACAGATAAGTTGGCTCATCTTGTCCCAGACACTATCGGCTTAGATGGAATCGTACAGATTACTGGAGAAGTTGTTGCCCCCGCGGATATTCCTAACGCTAGAAACTACGCTTCGGGCGCTCTTAACTTGAAGGACATGGAGGAGTTTGCAACGCGAGAGATTGACTTTGTTGCTTATGATATGACTCCTACTCCTTTTGTGTATCTGCGTAGTTCCTTCGTAGGTCTTAGACGTATGGGATTTACTACAGTTATAGATGTAGGATATAGCTTATATCCCACAGATGGCATCGTATATCGCATCAACGATAACGAGAAGTTTGCTGAGTTAGGCTATACGGCTCACCACCCTCGCGGAGCTTTTGCTTTGAAAGAAGTAAAAAGTGGAGTAGTAACAAAACTACTTAATGTAGAGTGGCAGGTAGGTAAGAGCGGGGTTGTAAGCCCAGTAGCAATTCTAGAGCCTGTACAAATCGGAGATGCAACGGTATCTCGTGCAACACTGCACAACATTGAGTACATTCGCTCACTAAACCTTGAACTAGGTTGTGATGTGGAAGTCATTCGCAGTGGCGAGATTATACCTCGCATCGTCCGACGTGTAAAAATTTAGGTACAGGTCAGAAAAAATAATTCTTGACAAGAATCTCATTTTCTCGTATAATATACGTTCAATTTCACAGGAGTCTTTTAGTGACAACGATTCAAGTTCCAACAAATTGCCCCAGCTGCAATTCTGTTCTTGAATGGTCTAATGATCAGCTATTTTGTCGGAATCCTAATTGCGATAGCCAGTCTCAAAAGAAAATTGTGCATTTCGCAAAAACTCTCAAGATCAAAGGTCTTGGCCCAGCCTCCGTAGAGAAGCTAGGCTTTGAGGGTGTTGCCGATATATATGACGCTGATGTTGAGTTTCTAGCTGAGAAGCTAAGCTCCGAAAAGCTCGCGGAGAAATTGTTTAAAGAAATACAAAACTCTCGGAAGGCTCCTTTGAACCTTCTGTTGCCGGCAATGAGTATTCCGTTGATAGGCAAGACAGCTACTGAGAAACTTTCAAAATGTTCAAACGGACTCTATGAAGTCGATGCGGAAGTTTGTAAAAGTGCTGGTCTTGGCCCGAAGCAGACTGACTCTTTGTTAGGATGGCTCGAACTAAACGACGACCTGGATTTGTTACCTCACTCTTTGGAGTTTGAAAAAACAAACGTAGAAAGTACAGAATCCCGAGGTGCAGTATGTATTAGTGGCAAGCTCAAGAGTTTCAAGACTAAAGCTGACGCTACACAAGCACTATCAGAGTTAGGGTACTCTGTAAAGAGTTCTTTAACTAAAGAGGTGACTATCTTAATTAACGAAAGCGGAATTGAGTCAGCTAAAACAAAACAAGCCAGACAAGCTGGCATAACTATTATTGAAAATCTTTTAGATTTTATTGGAGAAAAACATGGCATTGCCTAAGTGGACCGAAGAACGTACTGACCAGCTCGTTAGCTTTGTTGGTGACGAATCCCCAGTTTCTCAAGCAACTGTTGCAGAAGCAGCAGAACAGCTTGAAACCTCAACTCGCTCAGTTTCTAGCAAGCTGCGCAAGATGGGTCATGATGTAGAGCTAGCCTCTGCCTCAGCTTCTCGTGCTTTTAGCGAAGCACAAGAAAGCACTCTTGCAACTTTTGTGCAAGACAACAGCGGTGAGTATACTTATGCTCAAATCGCTGATAACTTTGAAGGCGGTGCCTTCTCAGCTAAGTCAATCCAAGGCAAGATTTTGTCTATGGAATTGACTGATCACGTCAAGCCTGCTCCTAAGGTAGAGACTGTTCGTACTTACTCTGAAGCAGAAGAAGAAACTTTTGTTCAGATGGTGAACGACGGTGCCTATGTAGAAGCAATCGCTGATGCTCTTGACCGTAGCGTCAACTCAGTACGAGGCAAGGCTCTGAGCCTGCTGCGTTCTGGTGACATTGATGCTATTCCTCGTCAGGAACACACGAAAGGCGCTGCGAAAGAAGATCCATTGGCAGACTTGGGTGACATCTCAGGTATGACAGTAGAGGCTATCGCAGAGGCCATTGGTAAGACTGCTCGTGGTGTCAAGACTATGTTGACTCGACGGGGCTTGTCTGCCGCAGACTATGACGGTGCTGCAAAAGCTGCTAAAGCTGCGCAGTAAACTATAAAAGGAGAAAGGTTATGAGCTTTTGCCAGAAGTTCATAGCCTCTTGGGAGAAAGAGTGAATATTGCTAGTGCGCTCATAAAGCAGGTACTTGTGCTGCAGGATTTCGATACCTGGAGTTCTGTACGCAAAGACTATTTGCCCGCTGAATATCATACGGTATTTAGCACAATTGATAAGCACTATGATAAATACCACTCTCTTCCAACATTTGAAGACTTAAAATTTGAGGTAAGAGACACCGCAACCCTAGAAAAGCTATACGCTATTCAGAGTGTGGATGTAGATGTAGACGCATTTATGCTTCTGCAGTACCTCAAAAATGAGTACACCCAAAAGGAAATCTTAGATTCCTTGGAGGATTATATTGATAATTCTGTTGCCTTTGAGGATGCAGAAGAGTCAGTATCGCACCTACATCAGATTGTATTAGATGTCGAAAAGAAAGTAGACCTCGAAATGCCGCAAGAGAGTATGCAACGTATTCCCTTGTTTGAAAATGATGAAGAGATCGGCAAGTATCTGCCCCTCGGTCTAAACACCGAGTACGACCACGAGATCCAGTTCTCTCCCAGAGATTTGGTTCTTCTCGGGGGTCGTCGCGGGGCAGGTAAATCTCTAACGTGTGCAAACATTGCTCACAATGTCTTTGAGAGCGGTCGTTCGGCTATGTATTTCACTATTGAGATGGATAGTCGTTCGATTCTTCAAAGAGTATGTTCTATTGCTACGGGAATACCCTTTTCTCGTTTGCGAACAAAAAATCTTAGTGTGCTTGAATGGGAAGCAGTAGCCGGATGGTGGGCCAACCGCTATAAGGCTGGACAAGAAAGGTTTGTAGAATACAAAGAACATCGTGACTTCGAGAAATTTCATCATAGCTTATCAACAACTACCGAACTTCTCCCAGATCGGCAGCTTGATGTTATCTATGATCCAGGTCTTACTCTGGCAAAAATTAAGGCCGAATTGGACAAAAAAGTGAAAGCTCTCAACGTTGGCGTAATTCTAGTAGACTATATTAACCAAGTAAAACGTTCGGCTATTCCTTCTCGCTCAGGACAGTATGATTGGACAGAACAGATAGAGGTGAGTAAAGCCCTCAAGTCTATGGCACAGGAGTACGAATGTACTGTTGTATCGCCATATCAGACGGACGCGAGCGGCGAAGCGCGCTTTGCCAAAGGTATACTTGATGCTGCCGACGCAGCTTATGCTCTTGAGACTTATGACCAAGAGGATGCTTGTATGACCTTTAATTGTGTAAAGATGCGATCAGCCGCTATGCGCTCCTTCACATCTCAAATGAACTGGGAGACTATGAAGATAGGCCCAGAGAGTGCAATGACGCCCCAAGAGAAAGAAGGGTCCACATACAAGACAGGCGAAGAGATAGACGACGTTATCTAAAATAGTTCTTGACTTTTTCAACTGAATCTAGTATAATATGTGTTCACTTGAAATAGGAGAAGCTATGATTGTTGTAGGCAGTATAAACTATACCCCTTCAGGCCGTCGTAAGAAAAGAATTGTGACCAAGAAAAAGAAAACAGAGTTTGTTCCCCTCCGTGCTAAACCTCATCAGCTATCTGAGTTTAAACAGGCACAGTGGCAAAAAGACTATCAAGCAAGACCTTATGTACCTGGGCAAATTAACAGTCTGGGTATCGACCTCGAGTGGGAAGCCGAAAAGAAAAAAATCAGCAATAAGTATACTGTAGCACCCGCTTATAACAAAGGTGCTTATCAGGTTATACCCTCCGACTCTATAGACCAAATTGGCAAGTAGTATGAACTTCAAAGAAAAAATGCTCGTAATCACTATGGAAGAGTGCGGCGAGCTTACTCGTGCTTGTTCTAAGATATTAAGACATGGAGTCTTAAAAGATGAAAAGTATATCAAGAATCTAAAAGAAGAACTAGCTGATGTACAAACAATGCTGCGAGTCATAGCTTATGAATATGCTATAGATGAGAAAGAAATAGAAGACCTAGTAATTAAACGAACACTTAAGATGGCGCAGAAAGACTACAGATGAATGTAGAAGAATTATTAACTCAGAAGCAGGTTCCTTTTATTCCGAAAGGAAAGGATTATGTAGTACGCTGTCTAAATCCTGAGCACGACGATTCCAACCCAAGCATGAGAATCGACCAGATAGATGGTCGGTTCAATTGTTTTGCGTGCGAGTTCAAAGGTAATATCTTTACTTACTTTGGAGAAGCCGCAACGGGGTTACAGCTACGCAAAGAGTTGCTTAAGAAAAAGATTCAGGAGAAGCGAGCTGAGAATGTTGGCCTGGCTTTTCCAAAAGATTATATGCCCTATGTGGGTAACTGGAGAGGCATCTCTCCCAAGACTTACAGAAAGTTTGAAGCATTCGAACACAGTGGCTCAGACTATATTAGTAGAATTAACTTTCCGATACGAGATATATCTGGAAAGATTGTAGCATTTCAGGGCAGACATACCTCGGGCGGAGTCCCTAAGTATAAGTTTAGCCCTCCAGGTGCTAAGCTTCCTTTGTTTCCTGCAAGTATAGAACCGAAGCTAGGAGAAGTACTCTTAGTAGAAGGTATATATGATGTAATTAACTTGCATGACAAAGGATTGACGAATGCAGTATGTTGTTTCGGTACAAACAATATCAATGAAGATAAGCTCGCTATGTTGCAGATGCAAGGAGTATCTAAACTAGCAATCTTTTTTGATGGTGACGAAGCCGGACAGAAAGCTGCAAACAATATTAAAGTAATGTGCGAGAAAGTTGGTCTCGTAACTAGGAATATCAATCTCGCAGAGACTGATCCTGGTGCACTTACTGAATCTCAAGTAAATAAATTAGAGAGAAAATTATATGCCTAAAGTTGCATTAGTAGAAACTAAACCCAGCCGTACAAACTTTGCAAGAGAGTTTGATGGCGCATTTGAATTTGACCAGTATCAGCTATGTTCTGATGCGAGCATTAAAAAAGTACTGAAAAAAGACTGTGATATCGACATTGATACCGATGCCTATGAGTGGGTCGTTTTGGTCGGTAGTGACGCTTTGAAGTACTTTACTAAAATTAATTCAGTTACCGAATATTCTGGAAAGAAAGTAGAAGGTAAGTTCTTGCCTGTAATCAATCCTGCTATGCTTGCCTTTAAGCCAGAGGCTCGTAAGACGTGGGAGTCTTCCAAAGAAAGTATTGTAGCCCATATTAATGGCGAGATTGAAGATGTAATTATTGATGAAAGTATTGCTATGGGTACCCAGGATACTGCCGTAGCAAAGGCTTGGATTCAAGCAGCTCTTGATGCAAATCCAGAGTATATTGCTCTTGACTCAGAGACAAATGGCCTATATCCTCGAAACGGTCACATGATTGGTATTTCTATGTCTTACACGGGCAAGGATGGTATCTATATTGATACTGACTGCTTTGATGAAGAGATAGAGGGAATGCTCCATGAGCTGTTCAAGACTCGCAAAGTAATTTTTCATAATGCTAAGTTTGACGTAGCGTTCTTTCAATATCACTTTGGTTTCGAGTTTCCAGACTTTGAAGACACCATGTTGCTCCACTACCTCATAGACGAGAATCCCGGAGGGCACGGCCTAAAGCAGTTGTCAATCAAGTTTACTCCATATGGTGACTATGAAAAGCCTATGTATGATTGGATTGACCAATACAAGCGTGCGAATGGGTATAATCAGGAAAGTTTTTCTTGGGATATGATTCCCTTTGATGTAATGAAAACATATGCAGCTATGGATGCTGTATGTACTTTCCTTCTTTACGAAAAGTTTGTGAAGATTAAGCAAAACCCAAAACTCAAGTGGGTATACGATAATATTTTGATACCTGGAGTGCGCTTTCTTCTCAATACACAAGATAATGGTGTGCCTTTTGACCGTGAGCGTCTTTTGGTAGCCCAAGAATTAATGCTAAATGATATTGATGAAGCTATACAAGAACTGTATAAAGTCGATGCTATTCGTGAGTTTGAGAAAGCTCAGGGCAAAGATTTTAACCCAAACAGTACAGTACAGCTGCGATCCTTGTTGTTCGATTATATAGGCCTACAGCCCACGGGCAAAAAGACAGGCACAGGAGCACATAGTACAGATGCAGAAGTGCTACAAGAGTTAAGTGAAACCCATGAAGTACCTAAACACATTCTTAATATACGCCAGAAATCTAAGATCAAAAACACATACCTCGACAAGATTATACCACAACTCGACAGGGACTCTCGACTTCGTACTAATTTTAATCTACATGGTACTACTTCTGGACGTCTTTCTTCATCAGGTAAGCTAAATATGCAGCAGCTTCCTCGTGACAATCCTATTGTCAAAGGATGTATTAAAGCTGCACCAGGCAACAAGATTGTTGCAATGGACTTAACTACAGCAGAAGTATATGTTGCTGCTAAGTTGGCAGATGATAAAGCACTGATGGATGTATTCCGTAGTGGCGGAAACTTTCATAGTAGTATTGCCCATAAAGTATTCAAACTACCTTGCGAAGTAGAGCAAGTGGCAGAATTATATTCAACTCAAAGACAAGCGGCAAAAGCAGTTACTTTTGGTATTATGTATGGTGCTGGCCCCAAGAAAATTAGTGAACAAGTCACTAAGGACTCAGGAACCTATTTCAGTGTATCAGAAGCTAAAGAAGTTATTGACGACTATTTTAAAGAATTCCACAAACTTAAAAAGTGGATTGAAGACAATCAAAAGTTTATTGAACAAAATGGGTTCGTATATTCGTATTTTGGACGAAAGCGACGACTACCAAATGTCGCGTCTGAAGATGCTGGTATTCGGAGTCATAGTGTTCGTTCTGGTCTTAACTTCTTGGTACAGTCAACTGCTTCTGACATTAATCTACTAGGTGCGATAGATATGCACGAGCATATACGAGCTAACAAAATGAAAGCCCGTATCTTTGCTCTTGTACACGACTCAATCCTTGCAGAGGTGCCAGAAGATGAAGTAGACGCGTACTCAGATGCGTTAAGACATTATATTCAGCTAGATCGTGGAGTTTCTATTCCAGGTGCTCCCGTTGGCTGTGATTTCGATGTGCATGAGGATTATTCCCTAGGTAAGTTCGAGAAACAATATGGTGATTACGTACAGTCGCTTGGCTAAAGTGACTTTCCCTGTCTTTAGGCTGGGATCCTCTAACTGGCATGTCCAGGATGGGTTGCTTTATCTAGATGGACTATTGTTAGACGATAAAAATATGAAAGGAAATACGCTGGGCCTAAGAAGGCTTCAGACTCCTTTCAATAATTTGTATAGACTAAACAAATCTTTGGATAGTTTAGTAGGAATACTTAAACAATCTAATAATACATTTATAGATAATGCAGGAAATCCTTTTCTTTATGAAAAGACTAGAAACTGCAAACTTATTTATAAAAAAATTAGAAAGATTGAAAGAAAAGATACTGCTGCCGTGCTTTGGCTCGAGGGAATAGGACATCCTATGCGGGTTCCTAGACCTCCGGCTCCAGAAATGGCATGGGCAGCAGTTCTTTACTTAAATAATGCACCTTGGATGATATATGAGTTTTCGGAAACTAAAAAATCCGACACTCGAAGAAAAGTATAAACTATGGCAAAACGAAACAGAACTCTTGCTGGTGCAAGTCTTGTATTACAAGAAATTGAGCCACTAACTCAAAATCAGTTAATAGCATTTGATAGTGAAAAGCACATGCTGCTCCACGGGGTCGCAGGAACTGGAAAAACTTTTATTTCCTGCTATCTAGCTTTTGACGATATGGTAAAGGGTCAGTATGAAAAATTAATCTTAATTAGAAGTGCTGTCCCTACCAGAGATATTGGCTTTTTACCTGGCAATGAAAAAGAAAAAAGCGCAATCTATGAAGCTCCTTATAAAGATATAGCTGTAGAGCTATTTCAAAGAGGAGACGCCTATGAAATCCTAAAGACAAAAGGAATAGTTCATTTTATGACAACTTCTTTTATCAGAGGGGTTACTCTTAGAGATGCAGTAATCATCGTAGATGAGTGTCAGAACATGACATTTCATGAGCTTGACTCTATAATTACTCGAGTAGGGCAGAACTGTAGGGTTATCTTTTGTGGTGACTTTAGGCAGTCTGATCTAAATAAGAATGGTTTGAAAGATTTTGTAAGAATTTTGAAAGCTATGGAATCTTTTGACTTGATTGATTTCGAGATAAAAGATATTGTAAGAAGTGATTTTGTTAAGAGTTATATAACCGCAAAAACGGATTTAGGATTATAAATGGATAAGACAATATTGTCAATTCTTGAAAGAGAAACGGAGAGACAGGAGCAAGCTCTTGAATTAATTGCTAGTGAAAACTTTGCTAGTGCTGCTGTTCGTGAGCTTTGTGGCAGTGTCTTTACAAATAAATATGCGGAGGGATACCCAGGAAAACGCTACTATAATGGTTGTGACCATATGGATGAAATAGAGCAATTAGCTATAGATTCTGTATGTAAACTATATGATTGTAGTTATGCGAATGTGCAGCCTCATAGCGGGGTCAATGCAAATACTGCGGTATTTCAGGCTTTTCTAAAGCCCGGGGATAGAATTCTTGGTATGGATTTGGCTAGTGGTGGACATCTTAGTCATGGCGCTCCTCCAACTCTAAGTGGTAAAGTGTATGAAGCACACACATATGGAGTAAGTGATGAGGGCTGGCTAGACTATGACGCTATTCTTGAGCAAGCAAAAGTAGTGAAGCCAAAACTAATTATTGCAGGGGCTAGTGCATACTCCCGACAGATAGCTTGGGCAAAGTTTAGAGAAATAGCAGATACAGTAGATGCTTTTCTTATGTGTGATATGGCTCATTACAGTGGGTTAGTTGCGGGAAATGGATATGATAATCCTCTTCCTTTTGCTGACGTAGTAACAAGTACAACACATAAAACACTTAGAGGCCCCAGAGGTGGTATGATTCTGTGGAATAACTCTGATTTTACAAAGAAAATTAATAGTGCAATATTTCCTGGCACTCAGGGCGGTCCGCTAATGAATATTATAGCTGCAAAAGCACAGTGCTACACAGAAGCTCTTAATCCTTCTTTTGATGACTATATCAAAGATGTATTAGATAATGCTAAAGCTATGGCAAGTGTTTTTATAGAGAAAGGTTATAACATTATCAGCGGAGGCACAGATAGTCATATACTACTGCTAGACCTTAGTAATAAGTCTTTAAGCGGCAGACGGGCTGCTGATATGCTTGAAGAGAATGGTATTACTGTCAATAAAAATGGAGTACCTAATGATCCTCGTAGCTTTGTAGAGACAAGCGGTATTCGTATAGGTACAGCAGCAGAAACAACCAGGGGTCGTACCGCAGAGGATTTTGCAGCTATAGCTGAGCATATGGTAAATATCATGGAAGGCGAATGAAAGCAGTAATCAGTAATAGAATATACTTGGAAGTTACGAACGAGTATAAAGACTTTTTAAACAAAGAGTTAACTTATACAATTCCTAGCTATAATCCAAAAGATCCTCCTTTAGTGATTAAAAATATGTCTCGTGTAAAGACTAATTTAGTTACTATACCTGTTGGACGTACGGATTTAATACCCAAGGAGTATGAAATTGTTGATAAGCGAATAGAAGTGCCCGAAGACTTTCCAGAGTTTAAGTTTCCTTTGCGAGAAAGTCAGCAAGCTGTCTTTGATGAGATTGAGGACAACGCTATAATTAACGCATGGGTAAGCTGGGGTAAAACGTTCACAGGTCTGGCTATAGCTGGAAAGCTGGGACAAAAAACCCTAGTTGTCACACATACTGTCCCTCTGAGAAATCAGTGGGCAAAGGAAGTAGAGAAAGTATATGGAATCACCCCCAGTATTATTGGAAGCGGTAGCTTTGATCTTTCTGGTCCTGTGGTTATTGGGAACACTCAAACTCTTTACCGTAATCTTCCCGCTATACGTAAAGTATTTGGCACAATTATCTTGGATGAAATGCATCATGTCTCGTCTCCGACGTTCTCGAAGATAATAGACACTAACTATGCTAGATACAAGATAGGCTTGTCGGGTACGATTGAGCGAAAGGACGGTAAACATGTAGTGTTTAGAGATTACTTTGGTAATACGCTATTTAAGCCACCCAAAGAAAACTTTATGCCACCCACTATTCACATTTTAAGATCAGAAGTAAGATTCATGGATGGGAATAGAACTCCTTGGGCAAACCGAGTAACACAATTAGCAAACAATGATGAATATCGACATACTATTGCCATGACTGCTGCGGCCTACGCCGCAAAAGGGCATAAAGTATTGGTTGTAAGCGATCGAGTTCACTTCCTGAAAGCATGCGCCGAACTGGCAGGTGAACGCGCTATTTGTGTTACGGGCGAGGTTTCGCATGAGGATAGAGAAACGTACTTGTCTGAAATTAGAAGCGGTAAAAAAGACATTCTTTTTGGTACTCAAGCAATATTTTCGGAAGGTATTTCAGTAAACAATCTGAGTTGTCTAATACTAGGCACTCCGATTAACAATGAACCTCTTCTTACTCAGCTCATTGGCAGAGTAATACGAAAAGAAGAGGGCAAGAGAGATCCTGTAGTAATAGACATACATTTAAAAGGGAATACTGCTAAAAAGCAGGCTTCTAATAGGATGGGTCATTATATGAAACAGGGTTATTCAATAAAGCAACTATAAAAAAATAGTTCTTGACTTCAACCTCACATTTTAGTATAATATATGTTCTTATTTGACTGGACGAAAATCTACATAGAGAGCGATGGCAACATCGTGGAAACTGTGCGTATTTTGCGTATGCTTGTCGAAAGACAAATACCTAGAAATCGCAAAGACCCTATCTATGGATATTCGCAGAAAAACTTTTCTGGGCGCAGCTTCCTGCTCCACCCTGACGTCCTTCTATACCATTCTTATAAGTACACGTATCGTGAAGTAGCCCAATACATTGCGTTGGCTGCCTTGCGTTCGTATGCTGATTATATTAGCAACCAAAAAATAACCCTTGACTTCGTGTTTATGCCCGGGGATAAAGGACTATCAATTATAGAAAACAATAGGCTACTTTATCTAGAAGATGACCAAGTTCACTTTCTTTATGAAGAAGTCAACAATATGGAGATACATTAAATGGCTATTTCATTTAACCAACAAAAGGGTTCTGCCCAAAAGAGTTCTATCAGCAGCTTTCAGTATACTGATGGAGACAATAAATTCCGCCTAGTAGGGGATATCCTTGCACGATATGTGTACTGGGTAAAAGGTGAGAATGATAAGAATATTCCTCTCGAATGTCTGTCTTTTGACCGAAATAAAGAAACTTTCAACAATATGGAGAAAGATTGGGTTCGTGAGTACTATCCCGACCTTAAGTGTGGCTGGAGCTATGCTACTCAGTGCATCGACAATGGTCAGGTCAAAGTTGTAAACCTAAAGAAGAAACTGTGGGAGCAAATTATTACTGCTGCAGAAGATTTAGGTGATCCTACTGATCCTGAGACTGGCTGGGATGTTTGCTTCAAGCGAGTAAAGACTGGACCTCTGCCCTACAATGTAGAGTACCAGCTACAAGCATTAAAGTGCAAGCCCCGTGCGTTGGAAGATGATGAGCTTTCTTTAATTGCTGAACTTAAGTCTATGGATGAAGTTATGCCTCGTCCCACTCCAGATGCTCAAAAAGAGTTGCTGGATCGCGTCCGTGATAACGCTGGCGCAGCTAATGAGATTGATGAAAGCATTGAAGAAGAGTTCAAAATCGGATGATTTTATTTACGGCAGACTGGCATATTAAGCTAGGGCAAAAGAATGTGCCACGAGAGTGGGCATTAAATCGCTATAATATGTTCTTTGATCAAGTGCATAGCTATTGCAAGCAGTGTGACTCCCATATTATTGGGGGAGACTTGTTTGATCGTCTGCCTAGTATGGAAGAGCTGGAACTTTACTTTTCGTTTATTCGGAATGTTAAAGTTCCCACCATAATCTACGACGGAAATCATGAAGCAACAAAGAAGAATAAAACATTCTTTAGTCAGCTAAAGCAAGTCAGTAGGGACATTAACCCTCTGATTCATATAGTTGATGTTTCTTACATTGATGAAGACGTAGGTTTTGGTGTGCTTCCTTATGCAGATTTGCACAGAAAAGAGAGTATTGAGCATTTCAACACTTCTCAGCCTTTGTTCACTCATGTTAGAGGGGAAATTCCTCCACATGTAAAGCCAGAGGTAGATTTAGATAGGTTTTCAGAGTTTCCGGTAGTGTTTGCAGGTGACCTTCATGCTCATAGCAATACTCAAAGAAACATAGTGTATCCTGGAAGTCCAATGACTACTTCCTTTCATAGAAAAGAGGTCTCAACGGGGTGTCTGTTTATTAATGAAAAAGATTGGAGCTGGATATGGGAGCCTTTTGATCTCCCTCAGCTTATTCGTAAAACAGTTACAAATCCAGAAGATATGATACCTACTGACTATCATCATACTATTTATGAAATAGAAGGTGATATACAAGAATTGGCTTCTGTAGAAAACTCAGAATTACTTGATAAAAAGGTAATAAAGCGTAACTCAGAGGCATCTTTGGTTATTGATAAAGATATGACCATAGAAGAAGAACTAGTAGAGTATCTAACCTATATTCTAGAAATACCAGATAACAAAGTAGCTGACATAGTAGGAACTTATAATGATTACGCTCAAAAAACTGAAATGGAGTAACTGCTTCAGCTATGGACCAGATAATGAACTAGATCTGGAAGATAACACAGTAACGCAAATCATTGGTACAAACGGTATGGGGAAGTCCTCCATACCGTTAATCATTGAAGAAGTTTTGTATAATAAGAATTCTAAAGGAATCAAAAAAGCAGACATCCCAAATCGCTATATCAATAACGGATATAGTATAGAACTTAGCTTTGAGAAGGACGGTAGCGAGTATCGTATTGGCGTAGACAGAAAAAGCAATATCAAAGTAAAGCTGGAAAAAGACGGAGAGGATATTTCTAGTCATACAGCTACAAATACCTATAAGAGTATTCAAGAAGTTATTGGTATTGATTTTAAAACGTTTTCTCAGCTTGTATATCAAAATACAAACGCGAGCTTGCAGTTTCTTACAGCCACCGATACTAACAGGAAAAAGTTTTTAATTGATTTACTTCACCTTGATAACTACGTCAATTTATTTGAGGTATTTAAAGAGGCAGCAAAAGAGTCTAACTCTAAGATTGTCGAGGTAAACTCAGAAATTGCAACGATTGAAAAGTGGTTACAAAATAATAAATTAGATAGTACGATAGTACTGCCTTTATTAAATTTTGAAATTGATACGGAAGAAGATGAGAAAACTTTCCGTTCTCTATCAGTAGAACTTGAAAATATCTCCGAAAAAAATAAAAAAATCTTACAAAACAATCAATATAAAAATATGCTGTCCAGCATAGATATTAACCAGGTACAGACTGCTTTACATCAGTTGCCCCCTGCTGAGTCCTATGATAAGTATCAGAGCGACTTAGGACAGCTAAACGCAGGAATAAAGTCTGCGAACACCATGCTAGACAAGCTACTAAGGCTAGGGGATAAGTGTCCTACCTGTGAACAAGATATTGATGCAGAGTTTAAGAATGAGTTGTTGCAGTCCGAAAAGACTAGGCTAGCTAAGCTAGATAGCGATAAAGACTTTAATGAAGACATGATACGGCAGATAAAAAGAAACAATACTTCTAGAATTAATTTATCTAAAGCACAGAAGGAGTGGGAAGACCTTTATAGAGGTATAGACAACTCTTTGCCAAATCAAATATTAGATAAAAACGAACTAGAAGATAGACTGACCGCAGTTACGTCACAATTAAAAGAAGCTAAACTAGAGATTGATAGAGTCTCTAGAGAGAACGAAGCCCGAACAAGAGCGAATACTCGTATAGAGATTATTCAGGCTCAGACAGATGGTTTTTTGGATAACTTAAAAAAGGCTCAGCAAGTATTAGAGCAACAACGAGACCTGGACTCTAACTTAGATGTACTTAAAAAAGCATTTAGTACGAATGGATTACTAGCATACAAAATAGAAAATCTTGTAAAAGAATTAGAAGAGCTAGCTAACACGTACCTTGCAGAGCTATCCGATGGACGTTTTACACTACAGTTTATTGTTTCAAATGATAAACTAAATGTACAGATAACAGACAATGAAAATGTAGTAGATATTCTAGCCCTCTCTTCTGGAGAATTAGCTAGAGTAAATACGGCTACTCTCATAGCGATTCGAAAGCTAATGAGTAGTATCTCTAAGTCTAGAATTAATATACTATTCTTAGATGAAGTTATTAATGTACTGGATGACACAGGACGAGAGAAGCTAGTAGAAGTTTTGCTTACAGAAGAGCTTAATACTTATGTAGTTTCTCATGGCTGGACCCATCCGTTGCTTGAAAAAATTGAAGTAGTAAAACAAGGCAATGTAAGTGCATTAGACAAGTAGTATGGTTGATTCAAGAGCAAAAGGTGCTAGAGGTGAGTATATTGTAAGAGATATGCTTAGAGAGTACACTGATCTTCAGTTTGAGAGAGTGCCTAATTCAGGCGCTCTTGAGTACTTAAAAGGTGATCTCTATGTACCACACGAGAAAAACAGATTCTGCATAGAAGTAAAAAACTATGCAGAGTCTCCTTTAACAGATAGAATATTTACAGCACCTAAAACTAATAACTTAATTAAATGGTGGAAAAAACTAAAAGAGCAAGCAATAGGCGGTAATCAAGAGCCTCTGCTATTCTTCAAGTATAATAGATCGCCCGTATTTGTAGTCACAGAAGAAGAGCCCGTGAAAACCCTACAATACATGCAGATTAAATTTTTAGATTGTTATGTGCTACTAGCCGAAGACTGGCTAGAAGTAGAGGAAATGGATTTTTTATATGGCGTTTAATTTTTCAGAGAAAGTAAATAATAAAAATCCAAATTGTGCACTAATAGTAGATGCGCTTAATTTAGCTTTTAGATGGAAGCACCAAGGACGAACAGACTTCCGGTATGAGTACCAGCGAACTGTAGAATCCTTAGCCCGCTCTTATGATTGTGAAAAAATTATAATGACGGCAGACTGGGGCTCTTCTACCTACAGAAAACAAATTAGTCCTGACTATAAACAGAATAGAAAGGATAAATTCGCAGACCAATCCGAAGAAGAAAAGATAGCGTTTGAAGAGTTTTTTGAGGAGTATGAAGCCTCTTTAGCTGTATTAAAAGAGGATCACCCCCTGCTAAGATTCAAGGGGGTAGAGGCCGATGATATAGCAGCACATCTAGTTAAAGAAAGAGAAAGATACGGTTTAGAGTATATTTGGTTAATTTCCAGTGACCGAGACTGGGATTTACTAATACAAGAGAATGTAGGAAGATTTTCCTATGTAACTAGAAAAGAAGTGACGTTAGAAAACTGGAGTACACACTATGATGTGAGTCCAGAAGAGTATATCTCACTCAAGTGTCTTACTGGAGATAAGGGAGATAATGTTCCCGGCATTCCAGGTATTGGACCAAAAAGAGCGTTGGGGTTAATTAAGGAGTACGGAGATGCCTTAAATATTTATGATGCTTGCCCTATCCCAGGGAGGTATAAATATATTGAGTCATTGAATGAAAACTACGAGCAAATAGCCCAGAACTACGAATTGATGGATTTAATTACATATTGCGATGATGCAATTGGGGCTGATAATATATCAGAGATAAGGAGTTTGCTCGATGCAGCTTAGTTATAATAGAGATAAGTATCTTTCTGAATTCAGTATAAAAACTTTGGAAGATAGATACTTAGTAGATGGAGAGTCTTCTCCTCAAGATGCATTTGCTCGCGCTGCTAAAGCATTCGCAGATAATGATGCACACGCACAGAGATTGTATGACTACGCTAGTAAGCTGTGGTTTATGTTTTCTACACCTATTCTGTCGAATGGGGGCACAAAAAGGGGTATGCCTATCAGTTGCTTTCTGAACTATGTTGATGATAGCAGAGAAGGCATTACCAATCACTATACCGAAAACGCATACCTATCTTCAGTAGGTGGCGGGGTTGGTGGATGTTGGAACGGGGTCCGGAGTGTAGGCTCGAAAACGAGCAATGGCTCCGAAAGTACGGGAGTAATTCCGTTTCTAAAAGTAGTGGATGCTGAGATGCTAGCATTCTCACAGGGTGTAACACGAAGAGGAAGCTATGCAGCATATCTTGACATCTCTCACCCAGAAATTGAAGAGTTTCTGGATATTCGTAAACCTACAGGCGGTGATATTAACAGAAAGTCTGTTAATCTTCATCATGGCGTCCTTATATCTGACAAATTTATGGAATTGATTGAGAATGCCACACGCTATGAAGGTTTTGACGATTCTTGGGATCTAGTAGACCCGCATTCTGGTAAAGTTACGAAAACTGTATCTGCAAAAACACTTTGGGTAAAACTTATCCAAAATCGAGTGGAAACAGGAGAACCTTACATTATGTTCAGTGATACTGTAGAAGAGGGTTTGCCAGAATTTCAACAGGATTTAGGACTAAGTGTTCATCACTCTAATCTATGTTCAGAGATTACACTTCCTACAGACAAGGACCGCACAGCGGTATGCTGCCTGTCTAGTGTAAATCTAGAAGAGTACGATGAGTGGAAAAATGAACCTAATTTTATTCCTGACCTAGTTCGTATGTTGGACAATGTTATCGAATACTTTGTGCAACATGCTCCAGACCAGTTATCTCGTGCTAAGTTTAGTGCGATGAGAGAGCGAAGCCTGGGATTGGGTGCAATGGGATTTCATGCTCATCTTCAACGTCATAGTATTCCATTTGAGAGTGCTATGGCAAAGGGCAGAAACTTACAGATGTTTCAGCATATTAAATCGGAGGCAGTACGTGCAACACGACAATTGGCAGAAGAGAGAGGTGAGTGCCCTGATGGAGAAGGCTATGGCGTGCGTAACGCTCATCTTTTGGCTATTGCTCCTAATGCCAGTAGCAGTATTATCTGTGGGAATACTTCTCCTTCAATTGAGCCTTATAGGGCTAACGCTTTTACTCAAAAAACTAAAAGCGGTTCTAGCCTACTTAAAAACGAGTATCTTGAAAATGTTTTGCAAGACTTAGACCAAGATACAGAGGAAGTATGGAAGAGTATTGTAACCAATGGCGGTTCAGTACAACATCTAGACTTTTTGGATGATTGGAACAAAGATGTATTTAAAACGGCTGTTGAGCTAGACCAGCGATGGGTCATCGAAATGGCAGCAGACAGACAAGAGTATATTTGCCAGAGTCAATCGCTAAATGTATTCTTTCCTGCAAATGTATCTAAACAGGAACTTCACGCCACTCATATGATGGCTTGGAAAAGAGGAGTGAAAACTCTTTACTATCTACGCAGCGAAGCGTATAAGAGAGCGGAAACCGTTTCAGACGAAGCTCTGCGAAGACAAATCTTTGAAAGTATTGACGACGATGGTTGTCTGGCGTGTGAGGGATAAAATGGACTTATTGACAGAAAGAGAATACTACAAACCTTTTAACTATCCGTGGGCTTTTGAGCACTATAAAACTCAACAGCACATGCATTGGCTTCCTGATGAAGTCAATCTAGCAGATGACCTAAAGGACTATAGGGAGAAAATGAGTGATGGAAACCGAAGACTGCTTTCGAGCATCTTTCGTTTCTTTACTCAAGCTGATGTAGATGTATGTTGTGGATATGCAAAGCACTATCTACCTACGTTTAAGCAGCCCGAAGTACGAATGATGCTATCTGCGTTTGCTGCTATGGAGGCAGTGCACCAGGAAGCATATTCGTTGCTTTTGGAAACACTTGGGTTCGGAGATGATGAATATCAAAAATTCTTTGAGCACAAAGCTATGCTTGATAAGCATGAGCATTTAAGTAATTTTGGAATGGATACACCTATGGATATTGCAAAAACCATGGCTATCTATTCCGGATTTACTGAGGGAGTACAGTTGTTTAGTAGTTTTGCTATTCTACTGAACTTTCCTCGTCATAACTTAATGAAAGGTATGGGACAAATTGTTACATGGTCAATTCGCGACGAGACTCTTCATGTTGAAGGAATGTCACAATTGTTCAGAACTTTTATACAAGAGAATCCTGAGTTATGGAATGATGATCTAAAGTACGAGATCTATTGTGCCGCAGAGCGAACAGTAGAGTTGGAAGATGCCTTTATTGCTCTATGTTTTGAGGGTGCTGATGTACCAGAACTCACAGCAGAGGAAGTAAAAGCGTATATTCGTTATATTGCGGATCGTAGGCTTCTAGGCTTAGGAATGAAGAAAATCTTTTCAAGTGAAGAAAATCCTCTTCCTTGGCTAGACTATATGTTGAATGGCGTAGAACACGCTAATTTTTTCGAGAACCGTGCCACTGAGTACTCGCGCGCTAGTACTACAGGTAATTGGCAAGATATATTCAAATAAGGAACCTTATTATGGCTGAAGTTGATCAAACTGAAGAAAATCCTGTATTAACCTTCAATGGGAAAGAGTATCCTATTGCAGATCTTACAGACGAGCAGAAATACCTTGTAAATCAAATTCAAGATATTGAATCTCAATTAGCTCCTCTAAGAGCAAAAAGCCATCAGCTCACTAGAGCAAAAGACGGATTTGTAACAGATCTAGATGTTTCATTATCATCTGGAGAGGAGTAACATAAAAGGGGCTTAGGCCCCTTTTTTATTACTACTTCACACGGTTAAGTTAGTTTATATATGAAAATATTATCCGTGCTCTGACTTCCAATTATTGCATAGTTACCATCTGCTGTCCAAGCACCCATTGCCACTTGAGAAGTTGTAGCAGTAGTTACATTACTTCGTGAACCCATAGTAGATAAATCGTGAGGTGTGCTTAATAGCCTATCCCCAAATGATGAATTGCCTGAAGCTGTATATATAGCGTCAAGAACTCTGGTTCCGGTTGGATCCAGATATTGAACAGTATTACCATCCGCTGATGTTGACTGTGTAATACTTGCTGTGCTAAGGTCAAATGCAGTTGTCATAACGAGTTTGCGTATTCGCCCGCCGCTTTCTCCCATATATAAAATAGTTCCATCTTCTGAAATACTTAGACTAAATACGTATCCGGACATGGACCCCGCGAAAGTGTCTGTGGAAGGTGATTGTATAGTTGATATATCAAAAGCAGTTGTAAGCTCATATCTTTTGAGTGTCACATAGGTAGCAGATGAATCCGCAATAAAAACGTAGTTACCATTTCTTGAAATGCAAATGCCCATATAGTAAGTATTTGTTAGAGTTCCCGGTATGCTTACGGAGCTAATCGAATTTACCCCCCCACTTGGACTAGCTGTTTCTTCACTAATAATATTGCTAATGTCCCATTGATAGAGGGTACTTGTGCTAAAATTAACATAGTAAATTCTATTGCTGGCATCGACTCCAAAACCTCTGGGCAAGCCCGCGCCGTGCGCGTTACCTCCTGAATTAATAAGTGTTGCTGATGATAAGCTTTGTGGAGCAAAGAATTGTTGAAAATTAAGCCCAAATGTCGAAGAAACGCTGTTCGTTCTTACACCATCAAAAGCCTTAAATCTAGCTGTAAATGTTCCGGCATTAGACTCAGTAGTACTAGGAGTTACTGTAAATGTACCCCCGCTCTGAGTAATTGTAGCTTGAGCTTGATTAGTTGGAGAGGTATCGTGACTATAGCTAACAGCAAATCCTTCGGGGTCTGTAGCAGCTACAGTAACAGTAGTTGCTGTGCCGTCAGATGCTAGGTTGTAGGAAGCTGCTGGACTAGTAGTAAACTCAGGAAGCATATTTTTCCCTGAAAAAACTCTATCCCACTCCGTACCGTCCCAGCCATAAAAAGCTTTCACATCCGTTACAAATGCTAGGTCTCCACCAGTATTTCCTGAGCTAGGTAGAGCTGCTATGTTTGCATATGTTGTTACACCACCTCCTGGTATGAGCAGCCCGGCTGCCGCTGCGGCTGCAATTTCGCTTTTTACAATTAACTTAGTCGCTGAAATAGCGGT